TTGGCTAATTCCCATGTAGTGCTGCATAATGTGACATTTATTGGTCGCATATTTACCTCTAAAAGCCGTTTTTACTTAAACCTATGCGCACGCATTACCCAAAAATGAAACTGAACTGAAACTGAAAAGGCTCGTTTCTCTCCCCTTTTCCATGCTCCAACAGCCTACCGGCCCCTTTGCCTCTTAGCCCCCGCTGGGGTTAATGAGCATATTAATGCCTCACCTGAAGGGAAGATCTAATCCGAAAGCAGGGGGTACGAACATGTTCGCTTGGTTTAATAACCGTCGGCCATTGGAAGTGGTATGACCAAATCTGTAACTGGCTCTTTTTACCTGACTGAAACTGTACTAATGCCCCCTGCTTCCGCAGATGGAACTTTAGTTCAAGGCACTGTTGATCTCTCTGCATATGTTAATGTGCCAACTGGTCAAGCAATTGCTATTGAATCAGTAGACTTTATCTGGCAATGCCAATCAACCTTCGGAGGACCTCTGAAGTCATTCGCTGCAACTGATTCAGCATGGACCTGTCAACTTGTAGACCAAAACCCTGGTACAGCATTAGTTCGAGCAGACAATCATTCTTTAGTTGCCTCAGGTTCTTTGAACATCGACCACGGTAATAACCAAGGAACATTTGGAACTGATCTATATCCGGATAACTTCGGACCAGCAAATTTGTCTGAAGCATTCCTAGTCGTGAACGACGGACTCTTCCTAACTTCCAAAGTAGCAGGTGCTGCTTCAGTAGCAGATGTATTCCTAACTGCACGCATTCGTGCTAGAGTAGTTAAGTTGTCAACCAAGGACTGGATGGCAATCGCAATCCAGAGTACCGCTGACCAATGAGGAAGGATTCCTTATGGCATGCGAGACTTGTAAACTTCTTCAGGAGTTGTTAGTTAGTGCTGGCGTCTCTACTGATATTGCTACACCGATTAGCCAACTGGCTGCCCCTCTTGAGAAGAAGGCGAAACGGAAGGCTAGCGCTTACAGTATCAAGTACGGTAAGGCTTTCAAGCGAGTCGCTGGAAAATACAAACTCAAGTCTGGAGCATGGGCTAAGAACGGATTCAAGCGAGCACAGAAGGAAGCGCATAAAGTAGCAAAGAAGATGAGATGATATTATGGATGAAGATACACGTACACTTAGATTAGAAATTCCACCTACCTCAGTATCTAGGGGAGCGGCCGATCCTGTGTGGACTGGTGTTGCTGATATTAATGGCTGGAACAATCCATTAGGCGGCACTACGTTGTTCTGGAATGGAACAATCGACTTAGGGGGATATGCCAGAGAGATGAAAACATTCTATCCTAGTGCTGGAATGACTCAACAAGGAATGGTAACCAGACAAATAGCAGGTGATGGTATCTATGTTGTAACAGTTGTATCCTCGACACCAATTGATTTGAATACATTATTTCTTTCTACTCTTGGCGGAAGTGGGTTAGGATTCCTCGATTTCGATGGATTGGGTCTAAATCAGCAAAATTGGGAAACTGTCCTTTTCAATGAAACTCAATTGTACGTTAACAACGTGAACATCTCTCCTAATACAATTGGGATCCAACAAGGATTAACCGTTCAACAAACGGGTTCTTTATCTCCAACGGCTACTGACACTTTGTACGTTGTGAAAATGGTAGTTCCTCAAGGACCGGGTATGACGGAGCTTGCTATTCCAGCATCAAGAGTAATATTACCGGGTAAATTTGGAACTGAACCGGACGTTGAATACATGATGAGACTAAAGAGATCAGTAGAACTCTCTCAGCAGGTGTGAGCGACTTGGAATTCATCATTGATTCCCCAGAGGAATTAGATGCACCATTGGAGTTCCTTTACTACCTGTACATTCTATCGAACGCGGCTGGTAAAATAACGCCTCCACCTGTACGATTCGTCATATCGGCAGCACAAGCCGGCGAGTTCATCGGTGAGAATGCATCTGCTATCGACATCGCACGTGGTCCTAGAAGATTCTCTGGAGCCATCACTACACCAGAGATACTCGCGTATGAGCATTCAGCACTTGGATCAACAAGAATAATTTAATTATCATCTTGTTCAATGCTGAAATGTATTTTGCAACCATCACAAAGGCACAAATCCCATTTACAACCGCTATGAAAACAATCCCCCGGATAATACTGATTACATTTAGGACAAGGTACGGCCAGTACATCACTCATTCTATTTCCTCCACTGGTTTGAATAAAATTCCATATGGTTCATTGATCCAAATGGAAATTATTTTTCCGCTGTTGGTGACTCTCATATGTCCGACAATATTACCAGCAACCCAAATGTTCTCGTGATGGCTACCTTCACTCATTGAATCGCCTCTGGTATTATAGTTGGGTGAGAAGTCCATTCGCAATCTAAGCATGATTTTCTAACCGCGAGTATCTTATCGCCACACATGGGATTAACAACCCATCTATTCAAAGGTGAAATCTTGTATTCTGTAATACAATCATATTGGCACATCCAACAATTCATTCCGTCACACCCGTTTTGTATGATTGTTTGCCACACATATGACAATCCTCAACCATTGTGATCCCTGTAACGCTATTAGGGGGCATAAAGAATCTATATCCACAATCAACACACTCATACTCGCGCTTTAGAACATCAATCCGCGCTTCTTCCGATAGTTTTCTTCTCACCCAACCGCTAAAGTTTGCCTTCTGCTTGGCTAATTCCCATGTAGTGCTGCATAATGTGACATTTATTGGTCGCATATTTACCTCTAAAAGCCGTTTTTACTTAAACCTATGCGCACGCATTACCC